TCGGCCCAGTTGCCGTCGTGTTTACCGAAGTCGCCCTTGAAGCATCTCAGTCTGTAGCCCCACGCCTCTAGGGAGTGGCGGCCATACAATTTCTGAGGCATGCCAGCAGGACGCCGCTCGTAATCCCTGTCAAGAATATGAGGATAGAAAAGCCGGCTGAGGACAAGGGTGTCAATAACCTTGCCTTTGTAATCGAAATCATACTGTTCTTTGATAAGCGGGATATCGTAACCAATAATGTTGTGACCGATAAGAGTATCAGCCATCTCTAGTTGCTTGATGCCTTGAATAATAGCACGGTCTGGTTGATAGTCAAACACAACAGGGTCGTAAAGTTCATCAGCCATATTGCGCATAACAATACAGTGAATAGTAGAGCCACGGCGTAGAAGTCCTGTGCTCTCAAGGTCAAACAGTAGGTCAGTCTGGGTAGTCGACTGGCTCGTCGGCTCCGTCGTACTCGTCAGGTCTGAAATCATTTGCGTCTGGGAAGAGTTCATCTTTGTTAGTTCGGTCATTGTCATTAGTATTTACAGCAAAGGTTCTTTCTTCAATCTCATAGTAGGGCTCAATAGCCATACCAACTTCACGTGCTAGTCGTGCTGCACGTCTGAATTCATCTTTATAAAACGGTTCCCATTCATGTGCAAGAACAGTAATCCTTCTGACGCCCATTACATAAGCTTGGAATACTGAAGTAGAGAATGGATAACGGGTGCTATAGATGTCTGCACCAACTGATGGGACACCACGCTTGCAAGCTGTAGCAATTGCATAAGAAATGCAATCGACTTCAACTTTAGAGTGTGTAAGCAAGCTACGACCGTCGCCAATAATAGAACGGTCACGCACTAGGATACATCCACCTGGTGCTTTGGGATGAGTAGAAGACAAAGCAACTGTCTTAGCTACTTCAATGAAGTATTGCTCCTTGTTTTTGATATAACAAGGGTCGCCTTTTGGACTTGGCATATCTCACGTATAAGCTTATTTATCCCTATATTAAGTAGTGAACACGATAGGTGCGACTACATAATTATGAATTTCAATAACTCAGAACCGAAGTTTACTAAAGCAGAAATGGATGAATTTAAAGCCTGGGCAGAGAAAGTTGATGCAGTAAACAACCCTCCGCATTACACGCAAGGTCGTTGGGAAGCTATCGATGTGATTGAAGATGTGATTGAGCATGCATCATCAGCACAAGCAGCATTTCTACAAGGTCAAGTGCTTAAGTATATGCTGAGGCTGTGGCATAAAGATAATGCCAAGGAAGATGCAGAGAAAGCTCAATGGTATTTAAACCGTCTTATTAATTCGCTAGACTTAGATAGCCGCTGGTAAGCGGCCATGTTGCTAGCAGCGTTTGAAGAAGAGATAATTTCCACGTAGTTCAAGCGTCTCGTGAGACTGAATATGTGGTTTGATATTTTCAAAGGTGTGCTCAGTAGGGTAGGAGTGGTGCTTAAAGTACAGCGATATACCTTCACTTAAATCTGGTTCAGTCGGTACGTACCAAGCTGAAGGAAGTAAACAATCCCACGGCTCTAAAGACTGAGATACCCAACTGTTCAGCTCTTCAATGCGCTGAGCAGTTTTTATTATGTGCACTTCGTGTGCTTGTGTAAGAGGAAGATTACTTTCATTCTGATAGAGCAAGGCATGCTTCCACATCAGTGTTCCATCTTTGTGTATCAGACGACAAGGATGCACAGACTGACCGGAAGGTAATTCATAAAAGCAACTTTTAGTAATGCTGCTCGACATTAAATAGCACCTTTACTTTCTTCGTAGTATTCAAGGTCTTTAGCCCAGTTGTCACCAGCGTATTCGTTATAAATAACACGGCCGATGTCACGGAAAGAACTGTAGAACATAGCTAGTTTATCAATATCATTTACGGTACTTTCAAGTGGTGGTCCGTAAACAATAATGTTCCACGTCGAAGGACACACAGGTTCAAATCCTTCGCTTGTAGCTCTTAGCTGTCGAACACGTTTAAATGGAATGCACAACGGATAGTCAAAGATGACAGGCACTGCACGTAAAATTTCAGAAGCACTGGTAAAAAATACAAAACTCTTGATATGACCGTTGCGGTACTCATCAATTGTTTTGTTAAACCAGATACGTGAATCACGTACAGCTCCTTTAGCAGAGACAAACACGTTGCCATGCCAATGGGTTTGCAACGGATTAACCTCCAGTGTAGGCACAGCAGTCGCATTGACTAAGACCTGCTGAACTGCATCAGAGGTAGGGTCGTAGTCAATGCTGCCCATAACAGTACGTGCACGCTCAATGATTTGAGGTGTGGGATAGAGAGGTAGCTTTAGACCTTGAGCCTTGAGCTTATCCTGTAAATTCTTCCGTGACAGTTTTGAGGCTTTCTTGGCACTTTCCTGCTTCGATTGCAAAAGTTCTTGTTCCAACATCGCTTATTAATGTAATGAGTACGTTTTTTGACCAGTCATTCTCGTCAATTTCTGTCATGAGTTGACGGAGAAAATCAGTAATCTCTTCGTCTTCATTACTTTCGGCAACTCGGATATCGAATTCAACATCATCACCAGACATGAAGACAGTAGAATCATTAACCAAATTAATGACTAATGAACCTGCCCCACGTACAGTGACAGCATTGATAGCAATGTTGACAAAGTCAGTGAGAATTAATTCAGCAGTAGCTGCAAGAAAGCGCTGCTCTTGTTCTTTCTCCTTACCAACCTTGTCAGATTGCAGAAGCTGTTGCAATAAATCAGTACGACGTGACATAATTGAATGACTCTCTAATAAGAATAGTTAATTTAGTAATCTTCTGTGGAATTTTCTTCATCTTCGTTGTCAATTGGTTTGCGATAAAGACCTGAGTGCTCAGGTTTAGTTTGGCTGACATGTGTGCCGCCAAGCATATCCAAGACTGTTGCTTCAAAGCGCTCACTAAATTCAGTTTCAGGGTTAAGTAAAAGGTCAGACCTTGCATCAATGATGTCGGACTGGTCTTGCTTTTCTTGCTCTTTGATTGCTTCTTCAAGAACGAATTCAGCAATTTGCTGCTTAAGAGTATGAAGTTCGCAAGCTAGTTCAAAACTTTCAGTGTAGTTACCGGTGTCAACAAAGACACCAACGTTCTGAGGAATGATGTGAAAAGGATTGCAGCAATACTTGTTGCCGCATGTTGTCTTAACTCTAGTGAAGCCTAGGTCACCCCAGGTGAGCCACATCGCTACACGTTGTGGGTGGTGCTGTGTACTGGTACTGATTCCCATACGACGCCAGGCAAACTGTGCTTGCTTGGTGCGCTTGTTAATGCAACCCATCCAGTTCCAGCATTCATCGGGGTTAGCGATATCTACTTGGGACCAGAACTTCAAAGCCCGCTTACGCTCTCGTTTAAGCAGACGGTTTAAGTCAAAAGACATCCTGCCTTCACGCGCACTGGCAACACAACGTACACATGCTTGGTGACTGTCATATCGCATCGAGTGGGAACTAAATCTACCGATTGAATGTCCCTGATAGATACACAGTTCACCTTCTACAGCCAGATTAGACATCTGACCATAGACTTTACGCATCTTACCGCTGTTGCCATTAGCCATTAAAAATCTCCCTCAGGTTTTACATAAGTGCCACCATGAGTTGGGTACTGGTCATTTTCAGGCAGCAGTTCAATGTTCTGATTAATCATGTACTCATAACGAGTACTGTTTTCGTATTTAATCCGCACAAGTTTGGCTCGCGGAGTGTAATACTCCGGCTTACCTACAATCAGTGCAGTCATGTCATTGGGAAGCACACGGACGCGCTGCCCAATCTTGATATCTTTTGCAAGCATTATCTTTTTCCTTAGATATATGTAGTGTAATTAGAAATCGTTTAGTATGTGAGCTTCATTTAGCGGATCGTCTTTAGGACGCTGCCAAATACGAATAGACTTAGACTTACCAGTCAGTGGGTCCTTACGTGACGTCACTAGTCGACGCCAACCCATAGCTTGAAGTACATCAGCAACTCGTCTACTGTCACGTCTGCCTTGCTGCCTAGGGTCTAACTCCAATGCATTGGAGAGAATGTCAGCAGCAGTCACCTCTTCTCTAATTGAGATGTAAGAAGCAACTT